TAAGTATCCAAGAAGAGGAGATCCTTTCTTCAATGGAATGAAGGTTATTAATGTCAATACTACTAGGGAATTTGAAGTTAATGTTGGAACTTCAACTGTACCAACTTTCTATAAGACTGGGGGAATAGTTCAACCTGCTATTATTGCTCCTAGACAAGGAACCAGTAGTGCTGGAACAGGAATTGCTACAGGGGTAGATCCTGCCTTTAATGGTACTCCAATTAATAGAATTATTAGTGATACACAATTCGAAGTCAATACTGGTGTATCCACTAGAGATCATCATTATGCTAGAGGTGGAACTGTTTCTCAACCAGTTGAGATAGTTATAGATCAACCTCTAAGTTATGATAATATTATGCTGGAATATAGCGGAGCATCTATTTCTGGGGTAGGTAAGAGTGCTACAGTAGACATAGTGGTAGGTCAAGGATCTAGTGTTATTGATTTCACTGTTAGGGATTTTGGATATGGTTATGGTATTGGAGAAATTCTAACAATTCCTACTGGAGGAACTACTGGAATACCTACAGATACTACTACTAATGTATTTGCTGACTTTGAATTGACTATAGAAAATACCTTTACTGATAATTTTAATGGTTGGTCTCTTGGACAAATGCAAGTCTTGGATAAATTAGATTCTCAATTTGATGGAACCACTAAGGGATTTAGACTTGCTGTTAATGATGAAACTATTTCTATTCAGGCTTCTAAAGGGTCTGCTATTGATGTAGAAGATACCTTATTAGTCTTTATTAATGATGTTCTTCAAGAACCTGGAGTTGGATATGAGTTTAAGGGTGGAAGTGTAATTACCTTCTCAGAAGCTCCTAAGGGTGCTAATTTGACTGATGGTAATGTAGCAGTTGGGGATAGTTCCAAGATTCTCTTCTATAAGGGTGCTGGCGATGTTGATGTGGTATTTAAGGATGTTCTTGAGACTGTGAAGAAGGGAGATACTTTAGATATTGGATATAATCCATTAAAGAATCAGACAGTAATTTTAGATCAAGAACCTAGAACTATTACTGGAATTAATACCATTGATACAGTTGAAACAAATTTATATAATGGTCTTGGTGTTAGTACTGATAGTACTCTTACTAGACCAGTTAAATGGTGCAGACAGACAGTGGATATTATGTCCAATAATACCAAGATAGGAAAGGACAGACCTCATTATGAACCATTGATTAGACCTTCTGCATATTTAATTAATTCTGTTGGACTTGGAACTACAGCATTCTATGTTAATGATTTGATCCCTGCTTTTAATCCTGTTAATGAAATTGGAAATGATAACCAAAGGAGTAGTTGGCAAGATATTATTGAAATTAATTCCCAAGATACTTTGACTGGAGCAGCAGCAACAGCAAATGTTTCTACAGGAGGAACAATTTCTTCCATTATAATCAGCAATGGTGGTATTGGTTATACTGCAGTACCTACAGTCACTATTTCTAATATTGTTGGTGGTGGTAATAGTACTGGAGTTGGATTAGCCACTGCAGTTGTAAGTGCTGCTGGAACTGTAAGTTCTATCATAATTAGTTATGGTGGCACTACAACAGGAACCGCCTATAGTTCTGTAACTGCACCTTCTGTTCTTATTGAACCTCCTATTATAAAGAGAGAGAAGATTAATGTAGATTCTTATGAAGGTGATTCTGGTGTAATTGTTGGAGTTGGAACTACAGCATCCGGAACTCAGGCTCAATTCTACTTTGATCTTTTCGTTCCTCAAGGTTCTTATTTGAGAGATACTAATGTTGTTTCTACTGCTGTGACAGTTAGTGGAGTGGGTACAGATGATTATTTCGTAGCCTATAACACTAATGTATCCATAGGATATACATTTGCTACTGAATCTGGAGATGGTACTACTACAGTAGGAATTGGAACTACTCAACTTGATGCTGTATACAGAGTCAAGAGTGCAGAAACTAGAACTATGGCTAATGTGACTGCTGGATCAACTATTGGATTCTCTACTGATGTGAGAAGAGTATTTGTTAATGTTGATAAATATGGATCTGGTATTGCATACACTACTTCTCCTAGTTTGGGAGATTGGAGTTGGGGTAAGATTAACTCTGAAGCAAGAGTGGGTCCAAAGAATTTTGATGCTCATACTATGAGTGGTATTGGTACCGCTGGAAGTGGAATTTCCACCTCTGGTGTAGTGAGAAGATTTAATAATCTCAAGTACACAGCTTACACCTAAAAAGTGTAATAAATAAGAAAAAAGTCCTCTAAAAATGGCAGCGATAATTACTGATCAACTTCGTATATTAAACGCGAAGAATTTTATTGCTGGTGTCCAAACCAGCACTAATTCTTATTATACGTTTATTGGATTGCCCAATCCTTCAGATAATCAATCTGACTGGGATTCTAACCCTCCAACTCCTAATGATAGTTTAAATTCTTTTGATGAAGATTGGGATACTATGTTGGCGGTCAAGAAGATCGGAACTAGTGACGTAAGTCAAGTAGTTAATAAGTATACCTGGGCATCTGGTGTAACTTATGATATGTGGAGAAATGATATCACTATTGATAATCAATCTCAACCTTCAGGTGTTGCTGACATATACTCTGCAAAGTATTATGTAATGAACTCTGATTATAGAGTTTATGTGTGTTTATATAACAATTCAAAACCAGAGAATAATCATAGAGGAGGACCATCTTTAGATGAACCTACTTTTACTGATCTAGAACCTAGAGCAGCAGGAACTAGTGGAGATGGATATATTTGGAAGTATCTTTATACTATTAAACCTAGTCAAGCAATTAAGTTTGATTCTACTAATTATATTCCAGTTCCAAGTGAATGGTCTAGTAATACTACTGATGCTGCTATAAGACAAAATGCATCTACTAGTGGTCAGATAAAGATTGTAACTATTAGGAATAGGGGAGCTGGTTTAGGAACTGCTAGATCTTATTCCAATGTTCCTATTTCTGGTGATGGTGCAGGAGCTAAAGCTACTGTGGTTATTAATGCTGATTCTAAAATTGATTCTGTAACTATTTCTAATGGAGGTTCTGGGTATTCATTTGGAACTTTAGATCTAGAGAATTCACCAGATTCTATCCCTACAGGATCTACTATTGCAGAATGTAACGTTATTATTCCACCCCCAGGTGGTCATGGATCAGACATTTATAGAGAATTGGGTGCTTTTAATGTTTTAACTTATGCTAGGTTTGAAAATGATACAGAAAATCCAGATTTTATTACTGGAAATCAATTTGCTAGGGTTGGTTTAATAGAAAATCCTAAATTGTTTAATTCTGATGGTATTTTTACTGATGATAAAGGTAGTGTATCTTATGCTATAAAACTCACCGGTGTTGGTTATAGTGAAGCCACTTTTAATGCTGATAGTTTTGTTACTCAAACAGTTGGTTTGGGTTCAACTGCAGTTGGAAGAGTTGTGGCTTATGAACAGATTACTGGAGTGTTGAAGTTATGGCAAGATAGATCTACTGCTGGATTTACTACAGTTGGAGCTGCCGTCACCAATCCTACTTATGGATTTGATTTAAATAGATTCACTGCTGGTATTACTACTGGTGGTAGTTATAACATTGTTCCCACTACTGGGAATACTTTAGCAATAGAAACTTCCTTTACAGATAATAAGACAGTAATAAATAATAGAGATTATTATCTGGGACAAGATTTTACTTTAGGTGTTGCACAACCCGAAGTTCAGAAATACTCTGGAAATATTATTCACGTTGATAATAGACCATCAGTAACAAGGTCATCATCCCAAAAAGAAGACGTCAAAATTATCTTGCAATTCTAAAAAATCATGCCCCAGGAAACCAATCTTAATGTTGCTCCTTATTTTGATGACTTTGATACGCAGAGCAATTACTATAAAGTATTATTCAAACCTGCTTATCCAGTTCAGGCAAGAGAGTTAAATAATCTTCAGTCCATACTGCAAGATCAAGTTGAGAACGTAGGTAATCACTTTTTTAAAGAAGGCGCTAAGGTTATTCCTGGGCAAACAACTTATTTGAGTAGTTTTTCTGCAGTTGAAATTGAACCTAAATTCACTGGAATTTCAGTATCTGCTTATTTGGATCAATTAATTGATAAAAAGATTACTGGGAGAACATCGGGAGTTACTGCTAAAGTAGTAAAATATATAACAAACGAAGAATCTGAGAGAGGAACTTATACCTTATATGTTGATTATCTAGAATCAAGTACTGATAGTAATTCTTCCAGAGAATTTTTTGATAATGAAGTTCTGACTATTAGTGAAACTATAAGTTTTTCTAATACTTTTATATCTACCGGCGAAGGTGTTGCTGAAACTATTACAACTAATGCCACTTCTACTGGATCTGCTTTTGGATTAAGTGATGGAGTTTATTTCTTAAGAGGATATTTTGTTGATGTATTTGATCAAGTTATGATTCTTGATCAATATACCAATACACCAAGTTATAGAATAGGATTATATGTTCAAGAAGAATTAATTTCTTCAGAAAGTGATAGAAGTTTAAATGATAATGCTCAAGGATTTAGTAATTTTACTGCTCCAGGTGCAGATAGACTAAAAATTTCTGCGGATCTTGCTAAAAGAGATTTAGATGATTTTGATGATCAGAATTTTGTTCAAATAGCGGAAGTAAGAAATGGTATTCTAAGAGAACTTGATAAGGGTGGAAAATTTAATCAAGATCTGAGAGATGAATTAGCAAGAAGAACTTTTGACGAATCTGGACATTACTACATAAGAGAATTTGTAACTACAGTAAAAGATAGTTTAAATAATGGATTTGGTAATAGAGGAATCTTTAATGCTGGTCAACTTACTGATGGTGGAAGTACACCAAGTGATGATTTAGCTTTATATAAGATTCAACCAGGAAAAGCATATGTAAGAGGATATGAAATTGAGAAAGACTATCCTTCATTTTTAGATTGCCCTAAGCCCAGAACTACCAATACTGTTGAGAATCAAGGTATTAATTTTGGTTTTGGTCCTACTTGGAGAGTTAATAGATCAACTGGATCTCCTCTTGTTGGATTTAATACTAGTACTACTGTAGGATTAAGAAGTAGAAGAGTTGGAGTTGATTCTACTACTGCACCTGGCAATGAAATTGGAATTGCTAGAGCTTATGATTACGTTTTAGAATCTGGTTCTTATGATTTACCTAATGGAAATTTAAATCAGTGGGATTTATCTTTATTTGATATTCAAACATATACTGACATTTCAATAAATGAAGCCCATACTATTCAAGTTCCTTCTTTTGTAGAAGGTCAATCTAGTGGTGCTACTGGATTCCTAAGGCATCAAGTAGAAGTAGGTACTGGAATAACAGTTTACGGCGGAAAAGGTAATTTTGTTGTTGGTGAAAGAATTACTTTCAATGGAATTGGAACAGATGCAAGAACAGCTATAGGAATTACTCAATATTCATTTTCAGATATTGAATCTGTTTATAGTAATACTACTAGTGGAGCTGGGACTGGAATTAATACCTTTACTGCTGATATTATCCCCTCAGATGCACGAGTAATCGGTATTGCATCAATTTCAGCTGCTCCTACCATTGCTTGGATTAAAACTAATGGTAATATTTCTGGAGGAGTTACAGTAACCTCACCAGGACTTGTATGGCCAGGTATTGTTACTACAGGAGATCTTGTTAGTTTTAGTGTTGGTGGGCAAGTAGATAAGCATTTTGCTAGAGTAGAGAGTGTTGCTACTAATTCTATTGGTATTTCTTCAGTAGCTAATGTTATTGGTATTTGTACTGGAGATTTGCCCCATGGTAATGGAGGTACTATAAATGTTACTCCAACCGAAGTAACTAATTTTACTCTTTTAGAGTCTAGATTACAAGATCAATTAGGAACTGGTAATGCTGCCAATAGTGAGTCACTTTATAGTATTTTCCCTAAAAAGAATATAGAGAATATAAATTTCGTTGATAATACTCTGGATATTAGAAGACAATTTAATGACTTACAAATAGATGCAAATGGAGATTCTAGCACTATAACTGCTGGTACTAATGAAATCTTCCTTTCATATGATGAAGAAAGATATACTATGGTTCGTTCTGATGGAGCAATAATTCCTCTTTCCCAAGGTAATTTGGAGTTTGGATCTGGTAATACCACTCTTACATTCAAAGGACTTGAGATAGGATTTAATAATATTGCTAAAGTTGCTGCTACCTTACGTAAGAGTGAAATTACTTCTAAGCAAAAAGTTAGAAATGTGGGAGCTAATACTTTAATTGAGTATTCCACTAATACAGCATCAGGAACAGATGCTTCTGGAAGTACTACAACTTTAAATGATGGACTAACTTTTGGTAATTATCCTTATGGAACTAGAGTTCAGGATGAAATTCTTTCTCTTAATGTACCAGATGTAGTGGTAGTATATGGTGTTTTTGAATCTCTTGATACTAGTGATCCCGTACCTCCTTCCATGACTGTTGGATCTTTGGATGGTCCCACAGCAACAGCATCAGATTTAATTTTGGGAGAAGAGATGGTTGGTGAAGTTAGTGGTGCTAAAGCTCTTTATGTGGTTAAAGTATCTGATACTTCTATTCAATTTGTTTATAAAAATGAAAATGTATTTTCAAATGGTGAAGTAGTTAAATTCCAAGAATCTGGAATAAGTGCTCTATCTTCTAATGTAGTTATTGGAAGTCAAAATATTACTAAAGATTTTAATCTTTCAAATGGACAAAAGAATACCATTTATGATTATGCTCGTATTATGAGAAAGGCTGATGCTCCTATTCCTTCTAAGAAAGTTAAAGTTTGGTATTTGAGCGGTAGCTATAATTCTTCAGATACTGGAGATATAACAACAGTTAATTCTTATAGTGATTTTAACTATTCTAATGAAATTCCTTCAGTAGATGGAATAAGATGTTCTGATATTATTGATGGTCGTCCAAGAGTAAGTGATTTTAGTGTAAGTGCTGGCGGAAGATCTCCATTTGAATTTATGGGAAGAAGCTTTAATGGTGGTCAGCATAGTTCCGCAGATGTAATAGCTGGTGATGAATCTCTTATTTTAAATTATGCTTATTATCTCCCTAGAATTGATAGAATTTTCTTAGATACTGAGGGAGTATTTACTGTTAAATACGGCGTTCCTGCAGATAATCCTGTTCCTCCAGAAGGAATTCCAGGAGCAATAAACATTGCTAATGCATTTTTACCTGCATATCTTTTTAATACAGATGGAGTAACTATAAAATTCATTGATTATAAGAGATATCAGATGTCTGATATCAACAGATTAGAACAAAGAGTAAGAAGTGTTGAATATTATACTTCTCTTAGCAAATTAGAGAATAGTCTTATAAATCAATTTGTTCCTGATGCTAATGGTTTAGATAGATTTAAATCTGGATTCTTTACTGATAATTTTGGTGATCTAGGTAACCAAGATTTAACTGTTGGAGTTAGAAATAGTATTGATAGATTGAGAGGAGAATTACGTCCTGCTCACTATACAACAGCTTTCCAATTACAAGTTGGATCTGATGCTGTTGCTGGTATTGGTACAACTGCAATTAATTCAGATCCAAGATTTGCCAATATTTTGGGAGCAAATATTAGAAGAAATATTAAAAATGATGGAGATCCATGTAGTGTAATTTCCTTGAATTATAGTGAAGAAGATTGGTTAACACAACCTTTTGCCACTAGAAGTGAAAGTGTAACTCCTTTCCTTGTAAGATTCTGGCAGGGAACTTTAGCCCTTAATCCAACTGCTGATGTATGGATTAATACTACCTTACAGCAGCCTAGAGATGTCACTATAATGGGATCTTTAGATGGTCTTGCAGGTGCTATGAGAGTAGAACTGCAAGGAGAACCAGGTAATAGATCTGGTGTAAGTCCTATTATTTGGGGTGCATGGGAAACTACAGGTGTTGATGTTGACTTTAGTTTAGATGTAGATACTTCTACAAGTACTAATAGCAGCTTTAGACAAGGTGGAAATAATGATCGTAATCTCCTAACTGGTGATGATTGGAGATCAACTAACACAGATTGGTTTGCAAATGGATTCCCAGCTTCTTTCCAAGTTGCAGAAGAAACTACTTCTCTTACTACTACTGTAAGTGGATCAGTTGGAGTAGATCTGCAGCAGAGAAGAGAAGGTGTTCAAAATAGAGTAGTTGAAAGAATTGATTCTGAAAGGTTAGGTGAAAGAATGATCAGAAGAGAGATCATTCAATTTATGAGATCACGTAATATTGAATTTACAGGAAGATCTCTTAAGCCTTATACTAGGATATATTCTTTCTTTGATAATGTTGATGTTACTGCCTTCTGTACTCCTAAACTTTTAGAAATTTCTATGACTTCTGGAACTTTCCAGGTGGGTGAAACAGTTATAGGTGCAATGGGATCTGCTGCTCTTAATGTGCAAAACTTTAACGCAACCAATCTTCCTAGAATTAATGCTGTAGTAGCACAGATTAATCATAAGTATGGTCCATTTAATAGTCCTACAGATACTTTTGTTGCCAATCCTTATAATAGAACAAGTATTCTTCCATCCACATATTCAGAAAGTGCAACAGTTTTAAATATTGATACAAATGGTCTCGCTGATGAAGATCAGGTAAATCAAGGTGGACATGTTGCTAGAGATATGATCCTTATAGGTCAAACTAGTGGAGCACAAGCAACTATAATTGATGTTAGATTAATGACAGATGGATTGGGAACTTTGATTGGTTCTTATAAAGTTCCAGAGACTGAGAATTCATCAAACCCATCTTTTGAGACTGGTAGAAATAGATTAAGACTTACTAGTAGTTCAATTAATAGTAGAATAACTGGAGTGTTTAGTACTTCAGCAGAACAAACTTTCTACTCTGAAGGTAGTAATGATATTAGTGAAGATGTCAATCTTCGTTTGAGAAATGCAGATGTTACAGTCGATACTTCAGCAACTAATCCAAATTTAGTTCAAAATAGAACTATAGGTGATACTGCCAGTGCTTCTGCTTCTTCTACTACTGATATTGGAACTCAAACTACCGGCGAATATAGAGACCCTCTTGCTCAATCGTTTACTGTTGATGATAGTGAAGGTATTTTCGTATCAAGTGTAGATTTATTCTTCCAGGCAGTTGATCTTAATGGTCCTGTTGAAGTTGAACTTCGTGAGGTAGAACTTGGACTTCCAGTTACTAGAAGAATACCAGGAACTTTGGTAATTTTAGATCCAAATAATATCACAACATCTTTGGATGCTACTACTGCTACTAATGTCACATTTGATTATCCAATTTATCTCCATGGTAGGAAAGAGTATGCTTTGGTAATACTTTCTAATGTCACAGAATATAGGGTTTGGATTTCTAGATTAGGTGAGGTAGATGTAACTACTTTAGATTCTGGAGAGGCTGGTCAAACATTAGTTTCTACACAGACAACTCTTGGTTCTCTCTTTAAGTCTCAAACTGGTTCTACTTGGACTCCCAGTCAATATGAAGATCTTAAGTTTACATTAAAGCGTGCTGATTTTGTTCCTAGTGGAAATATTCAATTCTTTAATCCACCACTTAATGTGGATATGCAGAGGATGAGAAGGGACCCATTAAACGCTTATTCTAATGAGATTAGAGTAGGAGTTAATACTGTATTGCAAGATACTAGTTTAATTGCTGGTTCTAAGGTTACTCAAGCAGGTACAACTGCATCTGGTATATTCGTTGGATATGGTGGTTCTGCTACAGGTACTTTAAATCTTACTAATACTGGTATTGGTTATACGCCTTTAGCAGCTAATTGTTTCTATCCAGGGGTTTCTTTGAGAACTTTGAGTGGAAATGGTATTAATGCTACAGCAAATGTAACCGTTAAGAATGGAATAGCAGTTGCAGCTACTGTTACCTCAGTTGGGGGTAGGGGATATATGGTTGGAGATACATTAACTGTTACCTCAATTGGTGGAACTACAACTGGATCAGGAATGGAATTCTCTGTTGGATCCATAGCAGGACCTAATGAGTTGAGATTAGCAGGAGTTCAAGGATCATTTGTTACTGGTAATGCTGCAAATTATCTCTTCCATCAAGGTAGTACTGGAATTACTACTATTATGAATTATGATGTGGGACATACCAGTGCTGTTACACCTACAGGATTTGTTCTTCCCCAATCACCAATTACAACTGTTACTGATGGTCTTCATATGAAGGTCTTCCATAGAAATCATGGAATGTATTCTTCTGGAAATGTGGTTACATTAAAGGGTCTTAGTTCTGATGTTTCTCCATCACCTTTAAGTGCTGCTATTCTTAGTACTTCTAGTGCTTCTATTGGTATAGGTGCTACTACTAACTTTGCTGCATTTGAAAATGTGGCTGTAGGAGCTACTAATCCTGGTTATGCACAAATTGGTCAAGAAGTTATTAAATATACTGGTGTTTCTGGTGCTACTTTAACTGGTATTACTAGATCTCAAGCAGGAACTGTAGCTGCAAATCATGCAGCTAATGATCAAGTCTATAAGTATGAAATGGATGGTATTTCTCTCAGGAGAATTAATACAAATCATAATCTTAATGAAGTAACTGTAGATGATCCTATTACTTTGGATACTTATTATGTAAAAATTGATATGGCCAGTAATGGAGAAAATAGAACAGGAGCTGCAGGTAGTTTGCCAGCACTTAAGTTTGGTACTACTAAGTCCGTTGGAGGTGTTGATGGAGAATCTACTTACAATATTCCTTTTGAGGAGATAGTGCCATCTATTAGTGCTATTACTCCAACTCAAACCAATCTTACTTCTTCTCTAAGAACAGTAACTGGTACTAGTATTGATGGAACTGAATCATCCTTCGTAGATAGGGGATACCAAGAAATTACTCTTAATAGACCAAATTATTTCGATTCTCCTAGAATGGTTGCTTCTTCTATTAATGAATCTACATATTTGGGTGCTCTTCCTGGTAATAAATCTCTGACTGTAAATATGAATTTAAGTACAGGGAATCCTAAATTGTCTCCAATGATTGATTTAGATCAATCTTCAGTGAAGTTTATTAGTAATAGAGTTAATTCTCCAATAACTAATTTTGCTACCAATTATAAAGTGAAGACTGTTGTTGATGATCCTTGCAGATTCTTCTATGTTACTAAACTTATTAATTTGGAGAATCCTTCTACTTCTGTGAGAGTTATTTTAGATGCTTATGTAAATGATTCTAATGATTTGAGGGTATTCTATGCTCTAAATCAAAATACTATGCTTGATGAAACAGTATTTACTCCTTTCCCAGGATATAATAATATATCTCAAAATAGACCAGGTATAATTAGTAACTTGGCTAATAGTGATGGTAGATCTGATAGGAATATTCCTACTACAGACTCATATCAACCAGTTCCACTAGATCAAATGTTTAGAGAGATGCAGTGGAGTATTGATAGAATGCCAGCTTTTAATTCACTCAGAGTTAAGATTATTGGAACTTCTACCAATCAAGCCTATGTTCCTAGGGTCAAGAATTTAAGAGTGATGGCTTTAGCATAATGTCTTTAGTTAAAGTTAAAGACCATGATGGTTTTTATAAAGATACTTCTAGTGGAGCTATCGTTAATAAAAACGGTTATGGTTATCAACAGTATATTGAAAATAGGGAAAGACTTCTTTCAGATAAAGAAAGATTGGACTCTATTGAAAATGACATAAATGATATTAAATCTCTACTTCTCAAAGTCTTAGAATCAAATGGCCAATAAAAACATTACTTTTGATCCAAATGCTGGAGTCTCATATGGTGCTAATGTAACTATTAACACTGGAGCCACTTTCGAGGAAACTTTTAAAGTTAAGAATACAGATAAAACCAATTTTGATTTTACTGGTTATAGTGGTTCTTCTCAGATGAGAAAGAGTACTGGAACTGGATCTACTACTGTAGCAGCAGCAACTTTTACTGTAGGATTTACAAGTGCTGCAGCAGGAGAATTTAAACTTTCATTGGATGCTGATGGTACTGATGGACTGTCTGGTGGAAGATATGATTATGATGTTCTAGTTAAAGCAGGGGGTGCTGATGACACTGTTCTTAATACCAGTGTTGCTGTAGGTCAAACTGCAAGTGTAGGAGTTGTTACCTTCACTCTTAATAAAGTAACAAGTGTAGCAGTTGGTGATTCAATGTCAGTGGGAGCAGCACTTACTAACATTTACGTTTCAGGAGTTTCTGTTACTGCCAGTACTGTAACTATTGGATCTGGTCATACTTATTCTGATGTAATAGCAGCAGGAACTGCAGTTACATTTACCAGAGCTGGTACAGCAGCATCTACTTATAGAATTGCCTCTGGAAATGTGTTAGTTCTCTCAGGAGTTTCTTCTGCACCATCCTAAATAATAAAAATAGTATAGTGTATAATGGCGCAACCTACTACACGCACAGAATTTAAAGAATATGTGTTAAGAAAGCTAGGAGCTCCTGTATTGGATGTTAACCTTGCTTCAGAGCAATGCGAGGATTTGATTGATGATGCGCTGCAATACTTTTATGAGAGGCACTTTGATGGAGTTTCGCAGTGCTACTTAAAGTATCAGATAACAGATGATGATGTTCTTAGAGGAGAAGCACGTCCACCTGGAACTTCAGGGGCCTCTCAAACTGGGATAACAACTACCACTGTTACCCAAAATATGCCTACTAAAGGTAGTACAGATTTTTCATGGTATGAGAATAGTAATTATATTCCCATTCCACCCCATGTCATAGGAATTAATAAAATCTTTCAATATGATAACGCTCAATCAATAAGCGTTAGCAACATGTTTAGTTTTAAATATCAATTATTTTTGAATGATATTTATTACTGGGGACAGACTGATTTATTGTCATATTCTATGACAATGAGTTATTTGGAAACTATGAATTTCTTATTGAATACTCATAAGCAGATTAGATTTAATCAAAGACAAGATAGGTTATATTTGGATGTAGATTGGAGTGATATTAAAGCTAAGGATTATATAATTATTGATTGTTGGAGAACTGTAGATCCTGTTGATTATCCAAGGGTTTGGAATGATTCTTTCTTAAAACCATATGCTACTGCATTGTTTAAGAAGCAATGGGGTCAAAATCTTATCAAATTCCAAGGTGTAAAACTTCCTGGTGGTATTGAGTTTAATGGAAGACAACTTTATGATGATGGACAAAGAGAAATCGATGAGATTATCAGTAAAATGTCTCAAACTTATGAGCTTCCACCTTTAGATTTGATAGGTTAAGATTATGGTACTTAATCCATACTTCCTCAATGGTTCGAAAAGCGAACAAGGATTACTTCAGAATCTTATAGATGAACAACTGAAGATGTATGGCGTCGAGTGCTATTATATGCCTCGCAAATATGTTTCTAAAGCTACTGTTATAAAAGAAGTTATTGAGTCAAAATTTGATGATGCATATCCCTTAGAAGCATATGTGGATAATTATGAGGGATATGGTGGTCAAGGAACCATTCTTTCTAAGTTTGGAATACAGGAACAAGATGATCTTACTTTGATTATTTCGAGGGATAGGTGGGAAACTTATATTCAACCTTTAATTAAGAATTTACCTAATGTTGAATTATCAACTAGACCTAAAGCAGGAGATCTTATATATTTTCCTTTAGGTGATAGATTATTTGAAATTAAGTATGTAGAGCATGAGCAACCTTTTTATCAATTAAAAAAGAATTATGTTTATCAATTGAGATGTGAACTCTACAGATATGAAGATGAAACTATTGATACTGGAATTGACACTATTGATGATGAGATAGAACAACTAGGTTATATTCAAACTCTCACTTTGATAGGAGCAGCAACTACTGCTGCTGCTTCTGTTTCTATAGCAAGTAGTGGTGCTATTAATAGTATTACTATAACCAATATGGGTAATAGTTATAGTATGCCACCTATTATTGGATTCTCTTCTGCTCCTGCAGGTGGTACAACTGCTGTGGGTGTTGCTTCTATAACTAATGATTTTGTCAATTGTGATGGATTGTTCGGTGGAAAGGTTGCTGCTATTTTACTTACTAATGCAGGTTCTGGATATACTGAAGCTCCTACTGTAACTATTCAAGGTGGAGGAGGTGTTGGAGCCGCTGCATCTGTTGGAATTGCTACAACTACTGGATCTATTCAAACTATTAGTATTGCAAGTACTCCTGGTGCTGGATATACTGCTAATCCAACTATTATCTTTGGGCAACCTGGAACAGCATTTAGTGGTCCCACAGCACATTATGCATATGGTATAGCACATGCTAATACAGCAGGTATACTAACTACATCTTATATTGTCAATCCTGGAACTGGATATAGTGCTGCTCAACCTCATGTTGGTATAGTAACAGTTCAAAATCCTGCTGGTGTAGGGGCCACTATGGGCAAAGGAACATTCCTCTTTAATGAGGTTGTTAAAGGAATTGATAGTGGAACTGAAGCACGTGTTAAGGAATGGGATGCTGATAATAATCAACTTGAAATTGGGATTGTTGCTGGAACATTTGGTTCTGGAGAAGTTATTATAGGACAATCTTCTGGAGCAACTTATACAATTAGAACAGTTAATACTGATGACGTGGTAGATCCATTTGCAGATAATGATGTAATAGAATCAGCAGCAGATGATATTATAGATTTTACTGATACTAATCCTTTTGGAATGCCGTAGTTGAAAAGTTGTTAAATAGTACTATATCCCTATAGTAGGACAATGTTTGAGTATTTTTATAACGAGATCTTTAGATCTGTTATTATATCGTTTGGTTCTCTTTTCAATGGATTGGAGATCAAGCATAAGAATAATGATGAGACTGTAAGTGTCATTAAGGTTCCTTTGGCTTATGGACCCACTCAAAAATTTCTTGCGAGATTAGAGCAGCAAGCTGATTTAAATAAGCCTATTCAGATGACTCTTCCAAGAATGTCATTTGAATTCAATGGTTTACAATATGATCCTACTAGAAAATCTACTCAGACACAACAATTCTATGTAACTAATCCTAGTGATGGAACACAAGTAAAGAAGGGATATCTTCCTGTTCCATATAATATGAATATTGAATTAAGTGTTATGACAAAGTTGAATGATGATGCATTACAAATTATAGAACAAATTCTTCCTTATTTTCAACCTGCATATCAAATTCCTATTAAATTTTTGACTGCTGAGAATGCAAATGATAAGAAAGATGTGGCAGTTAATTTAGATTCCGTTACTATGGAAGATGATTATGAGGGTAATTTTGATACTAGAAGAGCACTTCTTTATACATTAAGATTTACAGCTAAGACTTATCTCTATGGTCCTATTAGCGATGTATCTGGTGATGTTATTAGAAAGGTTCAAGTTGGATATGTTGCTGGAAATAGAGGAACAGGTACTTATGATAGGGATGTTACTTATAGTGTAGTTCCTAAAGCAACTAAGGATTATGATGGTGATGATAAGACATTCTTGAGTGAAAATGTTGATTTGACAGAAACAGTTATTACAGTGGATAATGCAGAGGCACTCACAGTTAATACTAACATCTATGTTGGTCAAGAGAATATTTACATTGATAAGATTTCTGGAAATGATTTAACAGTTAAGAGAGGTCAGTTTAATACTGCTCCTCAGGAACATGTTCTTGGAGCAAAAGTTTATGAAATCACAAGTTCTGATGCCGATCTTATTGAGGTTGGTGATGACTTTGGATTTGATGGAAATGTATTTTGAGGAATGACTCATGCATGATGTTACTGATGTTGTTGTAGATCCTACAGAAACTGTCGGGATACAAAAACCAGATAGACTTACTAAAGGTGATATAGAAAAAGATTATGAATATACAAGAGGAAATTTATACTCTATCATTGAGAAAGGACAGGAAGCAATTAATGGAATTCTTGAACTTGCTCAAGAGAGTGAAATGCCTAGAGCATATGAGGTTGCTGGACAGTTAATTAAAAGTGTTTCTGATGCAACTGATAAATTAATGGATCTCCAAAAGAAATTAAAAGATGTAAATGAAGAGCAAGAAACTAAGGGACCAACTACAGTTAATAATGCTTTATTTGTAGGATCTACTGCTGATTTGCAAAAATTGTTGAAAGGTCAGAATACATCTAAATAGTATGGGGAGAGAAATCCCAAAGTACCTTAGATACTCATACTATAGAAATGTCAGATATTAATGACGAAAACTTACCTTCAATAGAAGATTATTCTGACAGTTCAGATGATTTACCATCTGTTAATGATTTTATAACAGAAGAAGAATTACCTTCCATAGAAGATTATATAGAAGAATATATTAAAGAAGAGTCTGGTGGATCAGTATTAGAAAATAAAACAACAATTGATGATGCAGAAGGAAATGCTTTTATAGAAGTTACAGATGTTGTAAAAGCACCAGAATGGTCAGAATTAGTTCGTTTAGTTAATAATGTTAGGGAATCTATTCCAGATATTCCTGAAATTAAATATTATGATAAAGAATTAGAAGCACTTGAAGAAGAAATAAATCAAGTAAGAGCAGAGAT